GAATATATTTTATGACAGTATGAATCAGCATCCCAACCATAGTCCTGAAAGTCACCGACTATTTGCTCTACAAGGCTGGTCGTCGGAACAACTACAAGAATTTTTTTCTTCTTATCCATATAGTAACGCACGATTGCGTAAATCATCAGACTTTTTCCTGACGCAGTGGGACTTATCAATAACTTTCGATTATGTCGTAGGGCATCATATACTCCCTCTACTTGATAAGTCCTAGGTGAAAAGGAACAAATAGATCCCATGTATCCTTTCACGCCTTCGTATGAAATCTCTTCGTTTATTTCAAACGGAAGTCCATAAAATTTATTTTCTTCAAAACTGTATGTGTAATTATAATTCTTACAAAAACTAACTATCTTATCTAATAATCCAACATAGATTTTTTTCGATCTCATATCGAATAAATGAATTTCTCCATTCCAATTCTTACCTCTATACTGAGGCATAAACTTTGCATTTGGAACTTCAAATGTAAAATGATCTCTTAACTCATATTCTATATGAGGGTCTGTGGTAATTTTAAGAAATACTTCATTGGACTTTGATATAACAAGATCCGTCACATCATAACATTCAACTACAAGTATTTATTACATATTGTCAAACTTATATTCTAGTATCATTCGATATAATGAATCTCTTAAATACCAAAGATGCTCTTGCTCTGCTGGGTGTCTAGATGGAGATCCTTCCCATAATCGTATACGTTCAAGAACACAATGATGCAGAAGATGAATATCTTTTATAGTCAAATTTACAGTATAATCATATTCCCATTGCTCTTCTTCCATTACCCTAGTCCTGCGGTAAATTTCATAAACTCAATAGCATTTTTTATCTGATAAGTTCTATTTGAAATTTGTTTTAAAATACTATCAATGTATGAAAGAATGGTATCATAGTACTCGATCTTTAATGAGGAGTTTGCTAATTTTTGGTCAGCATCCATATATTTCTGCATAGTATCTTTATCTCTAATTTTTTTAGGAAAAGGATTTTCTACATATACATCTGGATCTGCTTTGCCTGAAAAATATTCGTATCTTTCATGTCTAATATTTTTTCTTTGTTGTTCTGCTTTCTTTCTTAAAAGAGAAATGTTATTATACAGTTCATGATATTTTGAATGAAGAACAGGGATATTTAATGATTCAGTATGAAGATTATCTGGATCTATTTTTGAATCTCTTTCCCACATTTCTTGGAGTTTTTCAAGATCAATACTCATAGCCTCTTGTTATTCTCATCAGTTATATTATATAAAGTATACTTGAAAGTAACGTCTGCTGTAAAGTACTGTACATCTGTATCAGTAGCATCAAAGTCTAGTGTGGACAAATATGACGGGAACATATTTTGAAAATTAACTTTAAAATTAATATTGTTATTACTTGTTAGTACCATTAAAGAACCATCAGAATATATGTCCATAGTTTTTTCTGGAATGATAGTTCTCCTAGAATCATTATTCTGCAGATCTATAATTTCTTTTACGTTCTCTGGAAACCCAAGACCTCTCATCCAGTTTTGAATTTCCATATAATTTTTGAGATCTTCATCAACTAAAAATTTTAAGTTAAAATCTCCAAATACTAATTTATCCCCAGGTACATCAATATCTTTTAGATATGATGGTTGAACTGCAACTCCTAGATTCATGTCTGGGATATTTGCACTGTTGCTAAAGAATGCTACTCTAGGTGCTCTAGTTAAACCAAATCTAAATCCAGTTGGAGATAGGAAGTTTCTATTCTGTATTTGAGTATCGTAAAATCCTGCCATCTTTTTTTAATTATTTAGATAAAAAAAGAGGGTCCGAAGACCCTCTCGCATAACCTTGTGATCAATAAATCACATGAGGTTTTTGATGGAAACGCGACGGTAGTAGCGGTTAGCATTGGTGGTAAGAGCACCAGCTCCAACTGTGCTTCCCTGTGCGAAGGGGTTAGCAACCATGCCGTAGCGAGTCTTGAAGCCGATTTTAGGCTGGAAGGTGTTCTCTCCAACTGCACGAACCATCTGTAGGGGAACGTATGGGCAGTAGAATAAACCAGCGTCATAAGGGGAAGTACCCTTATAACCAACAACGTAGTACTGATTAGCAGCGTTGTTTGCAGCGTAAGGATCGATGTATACGCGGAACTTACCAAGCAGAGTACCTGCGAAGGTGTTACCAGCGTCATCAACACTCAAGTTAGCGTTAAGAGCAGGAGTGTAGTCAAGTACACCAGCCATTGCAAGTGCGGATGCAACGTCAGCGGAGCACATGATTACGTTGCCCTTTCCTCTACGAGTTCTTTGAGCAATCTGGTTCGCATCTCTTTCGATTTGGAACAGAAGACCTTTGAACTTCTCAACACTCCAACGTCCGTTGGAATCGATGTCGAGATCAAACTCACCAGCAGTTGCAACGTTTTGTGTTGCGCCTTGCTCAGCGGTTTTGTAGATTGTTCTGATGACTTCACGGTTGATCTCAGCAAGAATCTCAGAAGAGAGAATATTTGCGAGTTCCGCTTCAGCGTTCAGACCGTGGATCGCCTTGAGGTCTTGTGCGAGTTCTAAAGAATACTCAGCTTTCAGAGCTCTGGACTTGGCGGTTACGGTGACTTTCTCGATCGAGAATGCCATCTGGTTGAAGTGGTCGCTACCTGTGCCGAGGTTCTCAGCATCATCGGTACGCATACCCTGACCAACGCTATAGTTGGATTCGGTTGCAGAACCAGTTGGGTTCAGTACACTTGGGTTTCCACCTGCTTGTGCAGTTGTACCCATACCAACGGAAGTACCAGTGTTGCCGTTAGTAAGATCGAACTCGGAAGACTGACCAGAGAATCCGGTGTCTACTTCGTCGAAGAAGCTCTCTTTACCGTTCTGAGTCTCGTAGCGTGAACGCATCGCGAAGATGAGTCCAGTAGGACCGTTCATTGGTTGTACGCCAGCCAGGTCATAAGCGACCAGGTTAGGCATAGAACGACGGATCAAGGAGATCAGTACTGGGTCGAAACCAGCAACTGTTTGACCGCCTGAGGAGGTATACCCACCATCGCCAACTGCGTTAACAGGTGCTTCGGATAGGAAAGAACCAGAATCACTGAATGATTGCTGTTCTCTAAGGAATTTTTCTTGGTTTTCGAGCAGGACTGCGGTAACAGCTCTCTTGTGAGAATCTTGGATTGAATCAAGTCCCTCGTGATTGAGGAGAGGTGCCCACTTTTCCTGCAACTGTTCTGATTGGAACATTTGCTTTAAAGGGTGATGTTTACGTTTGAGTTAATATTAAATTCAGTTTTTGTTAGCAATAACTGAAAGTGTCTTAAGGTATGCAGCCATGGAATTTGAGTAGGACTCAGTTCCACTTTCTACACCCTCAGAGAGTGATTCAGTTTTTGCTGCTTTTGGAGTTTTTGCTGAGAAGTATGACTCCTTCAGGGTCTCCAATTTTTCACGATATTGTTCTTCACTTTCAAACTCAACACTTTCGGAAAGTGTGGCGAGTTTCTCTTTCTGTGTCTGTGCTAGACCTTCAGAGACTTGAGCTACGATTCCATCCGCAACCGACTCGGAAAGACGGGAGTTTAGGGAAACATTTTTCTCAATTTGCTCGTTGAGTTTTGTCTCCATGTCATCAAGTTTTTCTACCATGCTCTCTAATACATCATATTTTTCTTCAGGGATAGTTACATAATGTGTTTCAAAAAGATCCTTCATGCCTGAGATGAAACTCTCAGTCATTTCGGTCTTGAGTGCTGCTTCGATAGCGAGTTGGTTCTCATTGAACCACTCTTCAGCAACATACTCAAGATAAGAATCAACTCTAGTGGTTAATTCTTCTTTAGTTTCTGTAATTGCTTCTGAGAGTTCAGAAACAAATTTTGTTTCGTATTGTGCTTCTAGACTTTCTTTGATTGCTGCAACTTTAGAGTTGATTGCTGTTTCAAAGATTGTACGAGCTTTTTCTTGGAATTCTTCGGAGAGTTCTTCGCCATTGAGAAGTGCAGTTACATCTTCTTCGATGTCGTATTCTGCAACAACTTCTGCCTCCGCAACTTCTGTAGTTTCTTCTTCAGATACTACTTCTTCCTCAGTTGCTTCTTCTTCTGCGACAATTTCGCCTTCGACTTCTTCTTCTTCCTTAACGCCAGCAGGCATAGGATCTGCCTTAGCAGCACCTTTGTTTACTACGTTTCTAACTTGAGCAAGCGTTGCGCCAGGCTCTTTTAACTTTGCGGAATCGTCATCAGGTTTATAATTCTCGGGGGTAGGACCTCCGAGATCTTCTACTGATGCAGATGGACCGGGATTAGATAGCGTTGGCATCGGATCCGCTGCAGCAGCATTCGCATTTACAGCAGTTTTGGATTGTGTAGTGCCCGCTTCCATTTCCTGTAAATTGTTGTCACTAGACATTTGAGACTCTCCGTTTATCTTTTAATTTAGATTAACTATATTTATTTATATTTTTAAAGATTTGATATAAACTGATCAAACAGTTCAATCTTACGCTCTTGTAGGCGTCTCTGGCGAGATGCTATTTCAATCTCAGCTCTCAGATCCTGCGCCATTTTTTCGCGAAGAATACCACCTTCCCATACCCATTCTTTACCTTCCATAATACCTTCTACAAAAGCATCAGGAGCAGAAGGATCAGCAACAATGTCGGCAGCAGTTGCAAGCATAAAGTCTCCACCAACCACGTTGATACCTTCTTGCCTAGAGATTGATCCGATTCCACGGGAAGAAACTCCTAGTTTTACACCATCATTGAGAAGAGCCTCAGCGATTTTTCCCATAGGGGTAGAAAGAATCTTTGCTTTACCAATAAAATTAGATCCATTCTCTTTGAGGGATACAATTTTATGAGAAACTCGATCGAGATTTACGGTTGGACCGTCTGGGTGTCCTAGTTCTCCAAGTGCTCTACCAGAAGAAACATTCTCCTTGATATAACGACCAACCTCTTTACGAAGAGTCTCCATAGGATACATACGACCATTACGGTTTTTGATGTTTCCTTGAAGGAAAACTCCTTCGATGTAAAGAGACTTTTTAGACCCTTTACCTTCTACGAGGACTTTTACTTCTTCGATTTCTTCTCTGATTAGTTTCATTTGATTAGCCAGTAAATCCTACTTTAAAACCTTTAACTGTTGCAGCAGATGCTGAAATAATATCTTGAGGACCTTTCTCAAAAAATTCAACTCTATCGTCTGGTAGAGTTACAGTAGCAGTACTTGCATAACCAGCAGTTGTACTTTTTGCAATACTAACTGT